AAAACTCTTTACTATTGCCGTTCTGAGAAGATTGCAAAAGCAGACAAAGTATCAAAACAAATTGAGAGACAAGTAATTCAAGAAATCGATCTAAAAGCATTAGCGCAGGGTGAAGATTGCCTTGCTTGTGAAGGATAAAATGAATAGAAGACGTTTAAAGTTTATTTCACGCGAAAAAGAACATGAATTAATTAATAAATTACTTACAATAGTTGATGTTCGTGGGGTAACACCAAAAAATGTAGCAATAATTATGGCATCGCCTGATTATTCTGCAACTGTGGCAATGCATTTGGCACATGCTTGGTCAATAGATGGAGACATGATCCCTATTATTCCAGTGCATGTAACATATCCAGATGAGGCACCTGATTATTACATTAAGAAAATGAAATATGATTTTGCTTTCTTTGAAACGTTGCCTGAAAAATTAATTCTTGTTGAAGCAGGTATTATTCGAGGAGGCAATTGGAAATGGATGTTAAATGCGCTATATGAATTAGGATATGAGAGAAAAAATTTAACATTAGTAACGTTATGCGAAAATGTTCACTCTGCTGTAAAATCAGATTATGTTGGAGAATATTACGATGATTTGCAAGAAGAGTTGACATTTTATTATGAAAGATATAACAAACATTGGCCTACATATTAAGAGGGGCATATGGCACCGAAAAAGACAAAATCTAAAATAACAGATGCACGATCATATTTTAAACCCTTCAACTATGGATGGGCATACGAGGCGTGGCTAGCTCATGAACAAGCTCACTGGATTCACCTTGAGGTTCCGATGGTTGAAGATGTGAAGGATTGGAAAAACAAACTTACAGAATCTGAAAAGAACTTTCTTACAAACATCTTTCGTTTCTTCACACAAGGAGACATTGATGTTGCGGGAGGTTATGTAACCAACTACCTACCATACTTCCCTCAGCCAGAAGTTCGTATGATGTTGCTGGGGTTTGCTGCTCGAGAAGCATTGCATGTTGCTGCATACAGTCACTTGATTGAAACACTAGGTATGCCTGAGACAACCTACAATGAGTTTCTTGAGTATCAAGCGATGCGTGAAAAGCATGATTACTTTATGGGTTTGTCACAGAAGAACGGCACACCTGAATCGGTTGCCGCAAACATCGCAGCATTCTCTGCATTTACTGAAGGTATGCAATTGTTCTCCTCTTTCATCATGCTTCTGAACTTCCCTAGACAAGGCAAGATGAAAGGCATGGGTCAGATTGTTACCTGGTCAATCGTTGATGAGACAATGCACGCAGAAAACATGATCAAACTGTTCCGTGCTTATGTGGAAGAGAATCGCGAAATCTGGAATGACTCATTGAAAGGTCAAATCTACACCATTGCGACTAGAATGGTTGAACTTGAAGATAAGTTTATTGATCTTGCATTCAGCATGGGTGGGATGGAAGGATTGACCTCCGATGATGTTAAGACCTATATTAGATACATTGCTGATAGACGACTGATCAGTATGGGTATGAAAGGCATCTTTAAAGTGAAGAAGAATCCTTTGCCTTGGGTTGAAGAAATGCTAAATGCACCCACACATACTAATTTCTTTGAGAATCGTGCGACCGATTATGCTAAAGGGGCATTGTCGGGATCGTGGGATGATGTTTGGAGCAAAGCTGCATGAAAGAAAAGATGATTGAAGCCCACATGCAAGTCGCTGAAACCTATGCGAAAATGTCCTCGGCTAGGCGATTGCAAGTTGGGGCGATTGTTGTGAAAGATGATAGGATCATTTCAATTGGTTATAATGGAATGCCGTCGGGGTGGGATAACAATTGTGAGGATGAGGTCACTGTAACTGAAACTTACATAGTTGATAGTGGGGGTCCTGAGCATTTGATGCAATTAACACATCTGAAAACGAAACCAGAGGCACTCCATGCAGAAACAAATGCAATCTGTAAGTTGGCAAGGTCTACTGAATCTGGCCTCGGTGCTACTTTATTTGTCACTCATGCCCCTTGTCTGGATTGCGCTAAGTTGGTATATCAGTCTGGTATCAATAGTGTTTTTTATCGCAACAGTTATCGTAACGAGGATGGCATACGTTTCTTGGAGAAGTGCAATATCGAGGTCAAACGAGTATGACAACAATAACTAAAAGGATACCCTATGCCTTCAAGCAAATTTTTCTGTATGGAATGTGAGGCGTCATTCAAAGTATCACATTCACACGATGAAAAATATTATGAGGTTATGTTCTGCCCATTTTGTGGGGCAGGCATTGATGATGAAAAAAACGACGATGAGGAAGAAGATACATATTGATTTGGAGTCAATATGTGGCTATATGAAGGACAAGAATATCAAGGTCCTGATGTGAAGTTAGTTGGTTTCGTTTACATCATTACATGCATTCCAACAGGTCGAAGGTACATTGGAAAGAAACTGTTTTGGTCGATGCGACGAAAGCAAGTCAAAGGCAAGGTCAAGCGAGTCAAGACAGAATCTGATTGGAAGAAATACTGGTCATCGTCTGAGGAACTGAAGGCGGATGTTGCTCGCTTGGGAGAAGAAAATTTCAAGCGTGAGATTGTTTACTTGTGCTTTGGCAAGGGGGAGCTATCATACCTAGAAGTACGAGAACAGATCGACAATCGCGTGCTCGAGCATCCTACTCAATGGTATAACAACCTAATTTACTGTAAAATCCACGGTTCTCACCTAAAAACCTTGCGAAAATAGTGTTGTTTTTCTGCAAATCTGTGGATAACTTCTGCTTGACATAGTTTCCAGTTCCTGTATAATATAAGCATGAATCGAAAAAAACGCTCCGACAGAAATCACGTGATCTACCAGATCACCAATATCGCCACCGGTGACACCTATGTGGGTCTGACTGTTGCTCAAGGTCAGGCCTACTTGCGTTCGGTCAAGGTGCGCTGGCAGAAGCATGTCTCTGCTGCTCTGAAGGATGGTAAGGATTGGTCCTTCAGCAAAGCGCTGCGTGCTGCTCCTGACGATTCCTGGCGTTATCAAGTTTTGGAAGTCGTGCGTGGACGCAAGAGTGCTCACTCGCGTGAGCGTGAACTGATCGGTGAACTGTCGCCGACTCTTAACACTTTTTGAGGTCAAGATGGAATACTTGAACAAAGCAGAAGCGTTCGCCGAATCAAGGGGCGATCTTGAAGAATTCAGAGAATTGTATATTGAACTGCGTGAGCACAATTCTGTTGACTATAGTGTATGGAGGGCCTTAAGTTATTTGTACGGAGCTTACCAAGCTGACCTGTTTGAACTTAGCATTAGGGGAACTGAATGAGTTATTTTAGTATAGCAAGTGAATCTGAAAAAGAAATATTCCGCACATGGCTAGCCAGCATGCTACGCATGGGACCTGTTCAGCTTACCTTCACAAAAAAGGATGGTACTGAGCGTGTGCTTAATGGTACACTTCAGGAAGATAAGATTCCTGTCTATGAAAACAAGACAGGTCGCCATCGTGATCCCAATCCAGAAGTTATTTCAGTTGTGGATATTGACATTGGCGAGTGGCGTGCTGTACGATATGATTCAATCAAGGAAATAAGGATCGACCTTTGAGCAAAATTATCACCCCCGCTGAACCCATTGCAGATGCTCTTCAATGTGGCACAGATTCCTACAACTTGCTTCTCATCAAGGCATTTAATTGGTACAATGCCGAACGAGATCGCAAGGATGCGAGGAAGTACCTCGAGGACTATGCTAAGAAGAACAAGATCGAGATGAGTTTAGTCAATGAGTCAGAGATCAATCTGACCATGGGGTGGTTAGCAAGACTTTCTGTTCGAGGGGCAGGCCTTTCTGCTGCTCATACTTCATTGCTTAACAGTTACTTCGCTAAACTGAAACCTGCTAAGAAAGTAGTAGTCCCTGTTGTACCTCGAGTGTCAATTCAAGAGGCTACACAGAATAGAATTCGCGATTACATTGGAGAACTAGAAGGTGTATACGATACTCTGGCAGACGACCCTAGGATTAACTTTTCTCTTCTTGATGATCTCAAAAAGAATCAACTTCCTCAAACAGCGGGCCCCGAAGTACAAGAATGGGCAAAACGTAAAGTACGAGAATTGATTGAGGCATACGAAGGCAAAGACAAGGATCTGGTCGAGGGTTATTCAAATTTCAAGAAAAAGGATCTGCTAACTTTCATTAAAAAGCTGGGCACTTTCATTGAAGATGCAGATAAGTATTCTGCATTCAAGAAAGCAAATCGTAAACCTCGTGAGCGAAAGGTCAAACCCGCATCACAACAAGTGAAGGCGATCAATCATAAAGTCAAAGATGATGAACTGAAGATTTCTTCTGTTTCTCCAGCAGAGCTGGTTGGTGCATCACAAGTGTGGGTGTTCAATACCAAAACCAGAAAATTGTCAGTATATCGAACAGATAGCGCATTAGGCATTCAGGTTAAAGGAACCTCTCTACAAAACTATGATCCCGATATGTCATCTCAAAAGACACTACGTAAACCTGCAGAGCAGCTGAAGGATCTAGTGGCAGCAGGTAAGGTTCAACTTCGAAAGTACATGGATAACATTAAGGCAGTTGCATCGACTCCTAGTGGTCGTATCAATGCCGATACACTAATTGTGAGGGTAGTCAAGTGATTGTAATAGATTTTAATCAAGTGGGTATTGCTAACCTCATGGTCGAGCTTGGAGGGCGAAAAGATATTGACATCAACCTTCCATTGATTCGTCATATGATCCTTAACAGCATTCGAGGTTACAAGCAGAAGTTTGGAAGCAAATATGGCGATCTAGTCATCACATGTGACAATAGAACTTACTGGAGGCGATCTGTCTTTACACAATATAAAGCAAACAGGAAGAAAGTTCGCGAAGATTCGGGATACGATTGGAAAGCAATATTTGAGGCTCTTGCAACTGTTCGCGAGGAACTTGATAAGGTATTCCCATATCCTGTGATCAACGTAGAAGGTGCAGAGGCGGATGATGTAATCGCGACTTTAGCTGAATGGGCACAGACAAATGATTTGGGAGGAATGTTTGACGAACCTAAACCATTTCTGATTGTGTCGGGTGATCATGACTTCGGGCAGCTTCAGAAGTATTCCAATGTAGCTCAGTACAGTCCCATTCAAAAGAAGTTTGTCAAACCTGATCGTAGTCCCGAAAAGTATGTGATTGAGCATATCATTCGGGGTGATACGGGTGATGGCATTCCTAATGTGCTTTCCGATGATACTTGCATCATCGATGGTCGTAGACAAAAACCCATCATGACCAAGAAACTTGATGAGTGGATTGCTGACCCCTCTACGATGCCAAATGATGCCGCATTCAAAACAAACTACGAGCGCAATAAAGTATTGGTTGACTTTGCGATGATTCCCATGTCTGTTAAAACAGCGATTATAAATAATTTTGTGAACCAACCCAAAAAAGATCGTAGTCAACTAATGAACTTCTTCATGCAACATAGAATGAAAATGATGCTTGAGGTCATCTCGGAGTTTTAACATGCGCCTATTACTTCCTGAAATTCTTGATCGTGCTCAAAAAGCAGAAACAGATGAAGCGAGAATGCAAGTTCTTCGTCAACATACATCTCCTGTTCTAATTGATCTGTTCAAAATCAATTTTGATCCCGCCGTCAAGATGCAATTACCTGAAGGTGTGCCTCCTTATAAGAAAGAAGGCATTCCAATGGGACTTGCAGATACCAATCTCTATAAAGAAATGCGTAGAATGTATACATGGATCAATCCTCCGCCTAATCTACACAAGATCAAACGAGAGACATTGTTCATTCAACTTCTAGAAAGTATTAATGAGAAGGAAGCTGAACTGATCTGTGCTGTCAAAGATAAAGCAATGAGCAATCTGTATCCTGCGATCACTTATGATCTGGTGGTGAAAACTTTTCCTGGCATTCTTCCTGAAAAGCCTAGTGTTGTAGAGGTACAACAGTCGGGGGAAGTTGTCCCAAAAAAGCGAGGAAGGCCCAAAAGAACTGCTTGACAGATCCTCGGGCCAATGTTACAATGCATTTTTTGAATGGTGAATGGCATGCTGATCTATACGACCACCCCGTCTTCAAAAGTGAAGCGCAAAACTCAGAAAGAAATAGACGAGTACAATCGTTGGTTGAGAAGTGTAAATCCATCTGGGCAAAAACCCTCAAAACCTTCAGGCGCCCTTTCGGCAAGTAAGCCCTATAGGCGAGGATATGATGAGGTGAAGAAAATTCCTAGCTTGCAATCAACCGCACCTGCAGTTCTTGCTGTGACTAGCATCATGGATCCTTTGCATCTATCACGCATGTCCGACAAGGATCGCGAGGCAGTTATTGCAAAAAGCAAGCGTGTTGCAATTGTCTATAACAAGGGCGGTTATCAATTTATTAGCGATGAAACAGATCCCACCACATTGGGGTCAAGTGAAAGGAGAAAATAAGTGAGTATTATCTTTAGCAATCCCGCTGACAAGAAAACCATTCGGGATGCATTGCAAGAAATTTCAAATGCAATGACTCGCATCGAAGGTGAACGGGATTACATTAAGGAATCTATTAAGACGATTACTGATAGATATCCCGTGATCTCAAAGAAGGTTTTTCGAAAGATGATCAAGGTTTATCATGCTCAAACCTATACTCAGGAGGTTGAGGAGCATGAAGAATTCGAGAATCTCTACGAAACCATTACCACGACAACTCAGGTAAACAAAGATGCTTAATTTTGCTCGCAACATTGTAGAAGTAGAAATTCATGATACAATGGGTAGGCCTAAGAAAAAACGTATCTTGGGTGTGTGGGGGCAAGATCAAGAAATTCCATACGACCTCATTCGCAAACTGAATGCAAAAAAGTATCCAGGCTGCGATATCGAGATCAGAGTAACTGTATACGAAGGACCTTAATGAAAATCGCAATTTGTTCTGACATCCATCTTGAGTTCGGTGATCTGCCTATCAAGAACACAGAGAATGCAGATGTTCTTGTTCTTGCAGGAGACATCTGTGTTGCTGCAGGATTTGGTCGTTCTTTTTACGACTCAGAACGTTATCACGAGTTTTTCAAGCAATGTTCAGAACAGTTTCGTGATGTTGTTTACATCATGGGCAACCATGAGCATTACAATGGCGACTACTGTACCAGCTATCAAATTCTGAAAGATCAACTAGAAAAATATTCTAACATTCATTTTCTTGAGAAAGAATTCAAAATCATCAAGGGGGTTATGTTTATTGGTGCGACGCTATGGACGGATTTCAACAAACAAGATTCATATAGCATGAATTCTGCAGAAAGACAGATGAATGACTATCGAATCATTAAGAATTCTCTGAAAGATCGTCGCCTAATTGCACTTGATACACTTTATGATCATCAGCAGACTCTAGAAAAGATCACTGCCTTCTATGATGCACACGACCTTCCTGTAGTAATGGTTGGGCATCATGCTCCCAGTCATACGAGCGTAAAACCCATGTATGAGCGTGACTATCATATGAATGGTGCTTATCGAAGTGACCTAGAACAGTTCATTATCGATAAACCCAGAATCAAACTGTGGGTGCATGGGCATACCCACTCAGAGTTTGACTACATGGTTGGAACTACCCGTGTAGTTGCAAACCCGAGAGGATATATTGGATACGAACGAGGATCACAAGAATCAGATCCTTACTATCCTAAGGTGATTGATCTTTTTACTCCCATAAGCGAGAGTTCGACTTCAGACGAGCCTCTGCTGCAAGACGACGAGATTCAATCAGCATTTCGAGAAGATTTTTAAAGAAAGATTTGATAGGCGTTAACATAGATGACCTTTTGGGTTGTTGTAGAAGGTGAGATTATGTCTCAATCATATTTATATTGCGGTGCAACATGAGTGCAAACCTAATCATCGTAGTGGCAATAATTTATTTCTATGTGGCAGTCGAGCAAGCATTGAAAGGCAATATTCCAATGCTTGTCACCTTCGGCGCATACGCTATTTCTAACATTGGTCTCTACCTGATGGCAACAAAATGATCATGAGCGTTTTAAGATTCGTCGCTGCGGCAATAGTTGTGTTGGGCATTAGCTTGATGGTCATTCCTGTTGTGGGAATAATCCTAGGTCTCATATTGGAGCTATTTAAATGAAAAAAGTTGTTCTTGTAACAGGGGGATTTGATCCTCTACACTCAGGTCACATTGCATACTTTCGTCAGGCGAAGGAACTAGGAGACATTCTAGTTGTGGGTGTAAATTCTGATTCTTGGCTTGAGCGTAAAAAAGGCAAGGCATTTATGCCATTTGAAGAGCGTGAGTGCATCATCAAAAATCTTAAGATGGTAGACTCAGTAATTTCCTTTGATGATAGCGACGGGTCGGCAAAGAATGCTATTCAAAAGGTTTTAGACAAGTATCCTGACGCAATTTGTCTCTTTGCGAATGGGGGCGACCGAACTAAGCAAAACATTCCTGAAATGGATATTGAGGATCCTCGCCTACAATTTTTGTTTGCTGTTGGAGGCGAAAACAAAGCGAATAGCTCTAGTTGGATTCTACGTCAATGGAAAGCTCCAAAGACAGAAAGATCCTGGGGCTATTATCGTGTTCTTGATACACCCAATCCGAATGTTAAAGTGAAAGAATTGACTGTCGATCCAGGCAAAAAACTGAGCATGCAGCGCCACATGGGACGAAGTGAAGTTTGGTTTGTGTCCGAAGGAACCGCTACTGTTTGGACGCTACGTGGAAGTAATGAACGTGTTTTCATCGGAAGGTATCCTAAATATTCATCGATCAAGGTTAACGCGAAAGAATGGCACCAGCTGGAAAATCAGGGCGAAACTCTCTTAAAAATCATAGAGATACAGTATGGTTCTAAGTGTGAAGAAGAGGATATCGAACGTGTTGTTTTTGAACAACAATCTGTTGCGTAGATACAACAGAAAAAGAGTGGTTGCACTTTACGCCGAATCCTGTATAATTGTTTATGTTGAATGATTAACGGAGCAAGAAAATGGCCAAACGTCAAACCAAAGCGGAAATCAACCACGCCGTGGCTGATTCGATTATGACGACCTTTGTCGAAACCATTCGTGCCCGTCAGGCAAGTGTAGGTTACGAGCGTGGCGATACCGCCGCGTATGCTCTGGGCTACCTGCAGTCAATGATGGCGACCTTCATGGTGCAGAATCCGAAAATTATGGCTGATGTTGCGGATCGTCTGAAATATATTAGCAAGGAGTCGAAATGAGCAATAAACTTTCGGCAGCGGATAAGCTAGACATAATTCTTTTAGCGATGTTGGGTAGCAAAGAGCTTGTTGCTAATTGGTGGATTAGTCCGAACCTCCATTTTAAACTTTCAACCCCCAATGAGGTGTGGAATGCCAGCGACGAAGGAAAGCAAGAAGTCATTCGATATGTTCTCGGTCACGCATCAGGAAGCTACAGTTGAAAACATGCAACAAATAAATATCTTGATTGCAGAGACTGCTGAGACCTTGAAACAACAACAAACCGTAGCGGAGCTGCAACAGTTTGTAGAAGATGAAGAGCGTGAGTTCGATGAATACATGCTCAGAATGTACGAATATTACTCTCAAAAATCTTATTAGGAGTTAGCATGAAACGCTTACTTGCCTCTCTATTGATCATAGCGACTACTTCTCCTGCATACGCATGGGGTCCTCGCGAAACTGCTGCTTTGCTGGGATTCATAGGCGGAGCAGTTGTGGTAGGAGCAGCAAACCAAGCTCACGCTACTCCTCAGCCACAATATATTCCCCCTCCTGTTTCTTACTCACCTGTTCCCCTTTACACCTATCCTCCTACAACCTATCACTATCGCCAACCCGTTACAGTTTGCCGTGACATCCCATATTATGATCACTATGGAAGGATCGCACGTATTCAGCGTGTGTGCAATTATCGATGAGCAAAACATTTAAACCTCGCAATCCTATTGCTTTTGACTTGCTTATATCAGGAACTTACAAGCAACGTAAAGTCAAAAACAAATGTCAATACTCCAGAAACTTTAAAAACCGAAAGTCATTTGATCGTCAACACTCATTTTAAGGAGGCCTATGTCATGGTTGCTAGGGACTAATCGTCCAGCATTTGCGAGTGAAGATAAACAGTTAAGTGAGAAAAAGCTCTGTTGGTTAACTGATTACAAAAGGAATCAAAATGGAAAACACAAAATACGTAGTGACGCTCGAAGAGGACGAGAATGGCGAATTGATTCTCCCTATTCCTCCTCAAATTCTCAAAGATATGAACTGGAAAGAGGGTGATATTCTTAAATTTGGTATCAACAAAGATGGAAGTTTTAGCATGACTAAGGTTGAAACTGCAACTAAGCGAGTTCTTGTTGAAACTATTTCTATGTTTCGTATTCGGTACGTGATTGAGCTTCCCGCAGACGCTCCTGCCGACTGGGCGTTGGATACTGTTTGTATGGAAGATTCTATCGAACTTAGTCAAAAGCATATCGATGAGCAAATCATCTCTCATCGAGAAGTGACAAAGGATGAGTTCATTCGCGTATTCGATGAGGACAATGACTATCTCAAAGATTGGGATGAACAGCGAAAACTGCAAATGGTCACAAAAGTTAATTCAAAAGGGAATATTGAATATTGACTGGAGAGGTGATACAGTTTCCGCGAGCTAGTAAAAGGCCCGCGTCTTTCAAGATCTTATTGTATACCGATGATGAGATCTTGATGACTCGTATCGCCATCTCTACCTTCGGGGGTCTACCTCAGAAAGTTAATAACAAAAATCTTTCTGAGGTAGATCCTGTAAAGGTTTTGCAATGTCTTGAAAAAGTTTTAGAGTGCCCCTTGTTTTCTGAATATGCCCATGATACAATACGTACTATCATTGCTAACATTGAACTGAACGGACCTGACTCGGCATGAATATCTTCTATCTGTCTCACAATCCTAAAGAGTGTGCTGCTATGCACAACGACAAACATACTGTAAAGATGATCCTAGAATATGCTCAGCTTCTCTCTACTGCTCACCGCATTCTTGATGGTCATCTTTCTGTTGGTGTTTCTAAAACTGGTCGCAAGCGTACTGTTTATACTCTTCCAGATCATCGTGATAGCATTCTTTATAGCGCTACCCATATTAATCATCCTTCTGCTGTTTGGGTGAGGCAATCTGATCAGAACTACATATGGTTGTGTAATCTGCTTTTGTTGCTTTGTGAAGAATACACTTGTCGCTATGGGAAAGTTCATAAAGTAGAGCGTGATGGTCTAGCCTATGTTCTTCTGAAAAATGTTCCATCTAACATTCCTCAAGGTTCCTTTTCACAACCCACTCCTGCTATGCCTGATACATATAAGGTGCCGGGCGATTCAATCGCCTCCTATCGAAACTATTATAATGGAGGAAAACAGCATTTGGCTAATTGGAAAGTGAGGGGTCAACCTTCCTGGTACACATTGCAAAATGCATAAATAAGTTTATGCCACTATACGATTATTCATGCCAAGATTGCGGTCATGCATTTCGAGAAATGCAAAGCATCGCTAATAGAAAAGTTCCTGAGGGCAATCCATGCCCCTCATGTGGATCTTCATCAGTCTCTTTACAGATAGGAACTCCAGGAGTAGGAGATTCTGTTCGTTTGGGTATTCGCACTATTGATAACGGATTCAGGGAGGTACTTTCGAAAATTCATGAATCACAACCTAGAAGCAACTTGAATAACAAACTTTCGCGATGATGGGAAAAGTAATTCCAATCAACCAGAAGGACAGCAATGCAACGCTGTCCTTTTTTATTTTAGAGGGCTCTATGGCAAAAAGACAAGAAAAAGTATATCGTTCGCCAGAAGTGACAATCGCCACCAACCGCCTACGTGTACGCCTAGATGACATGTCGGTTATCGAACCCCTTACCGACAACCAGAAGTTATTCTTCGACTACTACAAAAGCGAAGAACAGTTCATGCTTTTGCATGGTGTAGCAGGAACTGGTAAGACATACATAGCACTTTACAAAGCCCTTGAGGAAGTGTTAGATAAAAGTAACCATTTCGAGAAAGTTGTGATTGTACGATCAGTAGTGCCCACACGTGAGATTGGGCACCTCCCGGGAGATGAAAAAGAAAAGACGGAAGTCTATCAAGAACCCTATCACGAGATTTGCCGTAACCTTTTTAATCGTGCAGATGCGTATCAACGACTCAAAGAACAATGTGCAGTTCACTTCCTAACAACCTCTTTCCTTCGAGGTATTACGCTTGATGATACGATTGTTATCGTCGATGAGTGTCAGAATCTAAATGACGCTGAAATAAATACGATTATGACTAGAGTAGGAACAAACTCAAAGATCATCTTTTGTGGTGACTTTAGGCAAACAGATCTGAACAAGAAACAGGACATGTCAGGCCTTAAAAAGTTCATCAGTATCGCGAAGATGATGCCGTCATTCAAACTAATCGAGTTTTCTGTGCATGATATTGTAAGGAGCGAGATCGTCAAACAATACATTCTAGCTAGATTGAGGTACGAGGAAGATATACAGTAAATTCCTCAGGTCGTAAACTAACCACTCAGGAAATCTACTTACAGCTAGCAGATATTAAATCTGTTGAGACACATCATTGATAACCTGTTGTAAGTTTACACTCTCATTGACATGCTACCTAATCTGCATTAGAATTATTGTTTGCAAAGGAAAACATGAAACAGTTTCGTTATGAATCCAATCTGCCTGTAATACCTAAACTTCAGCAAGTAACTGATCCCGTAACAGGCAAACGTCACTACGTGACACCTGAAGGAAACCGGTATCCTTCTATCACGACAATTTTGCAGGAGTATCGTAAAGATGCCCTCCTGGAATGGCGAAAGCGAGTAGGCGCTAAACAGGCAGATTGGATTGCGAGACAGGCAGCAAATAGAGGCACCCGGTTTCACACGCTATGTGAGAGGTTCCTACAGAATCAAGAACCCTTCGATGAAAAAACTTCTTTGTTCGACAAAGCGCTGTTTAACGAAACTAAGCATCTGTTGTATGATATCGATAACATTCATGTACAAGAACAAAGGCTCTATTCAAATCACCTTCGCCTAGCAGGAACGGTTGATTGTGTGGCAGAACATAAAGGGCGACTTAGTATCATTGACTTCAAGACATCTACTAGGAGAAAAGTCAAAGAAGATATTGAAAATTATTTCATGCAATGCGCTGCTTATGCTATAATGTACGAAGAATTGACTTACATTCCTGTAGACAAGATCGTTCTAATCGTAGCATGCGAAAGTGAAGAACCTCAGTTGTTCATAGAAAAGCGCGATCACTACATCAAACAACTTATTTACTATCGAGACCTTCATGAAAAAAACAATCCTAAGTATCTTGACGATGTTTTCGCTGACAGCACAGGCGCAAACAGGGCTTAAATATATTGAAGTGCCCACATCAGTGCACTGTGCTGAGACACCCGATGTGATCAAAGAACTTCAAAACACTCATAAGGAATATCCCGTTATGATTGGAAAAGCAGAAAATCTGCTTATGGTTGTGTGGAAAGAAACGCAAAAAGGCAATTTTACAATTACTCTAAGTTCTTTAGATGGAAAGATGACTTGTCTTTTAACTGCAGGAACACATCTTCGCACTGTAACAGAGAAAGGGCTCTAATGATTTATTTGACTGACTACATCAAGGTCTATGATGACATACTAGACAAAGAGACCTGTGATTCGATCATTGCTCGCTATGAAAGTTCACTAGAACATGAAACCGTAGAATCAGAAATCTATAAGTTCGAACAGCTAAACATCACTAAGCTAGAACCCTGGCAGGATATCTCTCAGATGTTCGCAGGCCTATCTTACTCGGGGGCTACATCTTACTTCAATGATGTAAAGGTTCCTATAATTCCACAGCTTCAGGGCTTTGAGGAAATCCGCATCAAGCGATATAGGCCCAATGAAAACGAGCGGTTTGATCTTCATGTAGATGTGGGGGACAATCGATCATCAAAACGATTTCTAGTTGTGTTTTGTTACCTCAATGATGTAGAGGAGGGTGGCGAAACCACCTTTCCTACACTTGGAATCTCTGTGAAACCTAAAGCAGGTCGTGTTCTAATGTTTCCTCCTTTGTGGATGTTTCCTCATGAAGCTAGGCCACCTGTATCATCAAACAAGTACATTATGGGAACATACTTGCATTACGTGAACGAATAAATATACCAATGGTTGTTTGAAGTTAACCAAAAAGTGTTCTGGACGGGGGTTCGATTCCCCCCTCGTCCACCATAAGCATACTAGGATCGGCTCTGAAATATGAGACTCCACAAGGTGAGGAATTAAGTATGCTTATGATGGGCGAGACATGGTTTCGACAGAGCAATAAGTAGGAAGATGGACAACCCGGCAATGTGAAAGCCGATGGGGGGGGACTACTCGCCCGAAGAAGCATAGAAGTAAATGCAAACGATGCATATTTTGGAGCGTATCGCCTAGCAGCGTAAACTCCTGGGGTTTCGGCGCTGTCCTTATTACCCAATCAGCGCCACTTATAACTACAATTAGAGGTTCTTATGCCAGATTCAGGTTTTATACTCGCAAAGATTTTATCAGGAGTCGGAGGCCTACTAGGTGGCTTGACTAACATGGCATTCTTAAAACCTATCTCTATGATGGATGCTAGCTTAAGAGGTGGAGTATCAACAGGAACGGGTATCATCTTCGCGGCGCCTCTATTACAATGGCTAGAAATGACCTCTAATTGGGAAATGCAATTGATGTTTGGATTTTGTATAGGTTTCATATCATGGGGCCTGTTATCTTTAATCGCCCGGGTATTCTCTAATGCAGATAAGAATAAAGAGGACTTGATTGATGTTGTTAATCGAACCCGCTCGGGACAATCAAATAATGAGAAGTGATGACTTTTTTAAGGATAGTTTTTATATGTGTTCTAGGATACTTCTTATACGACTACTTTGAAACGCTTGTAGATTACAAGTTTAGAGAGTTGTCTGAAGAAAGAGATCCCAAGTTTATTACGATGGCGCAACGTGAAAAGGAGCTTGAATGCCTCGCCAAAAACATCTATTATGAAGCAGGAACTGAACCATTCGAAGGAAAGGTTGCAGTTGCACAAGTAACATTAAATCGTGTCAAATCAAATAAATTTCCAAAAGATATCTGCGCTGTTGTTTACGAAAAGAACATCGTGTACAATAGAGTTATATGCCAGTTCAGCTGGTATTGTGAACAAAAAACAAAAGTCAGACCCATTCATGAAGCAACCTACAAGGAATCCGAAGCAGTCGCCCGTAAGGTTCTCCTTGAAGGATTTCGTTTAAGTATTATCACTGAGGACGTACTATTCTATCATGCAAACTATGTCAACCCCAAATGGCAAAAACGAAGAGTCACCCAAATTGGAAAACACATCTTCTACAAAGGTTAGTTGGATTGAGAGGTTGGGAAGGAACAAAGATTGTATTAAATACTTTCTAGACAATAAACTTGTACCCAGCACAGCAGAATCTATTGGATGGATTGGATTGGTTCTTCTTCATGCTGCATTGATTCCTACATTCCTTGCAGTCATGGCAGGTGTTACTGATAAGATGCCACCTGTTGATCTGGTGTTGTTTATCTGGGCAGCGATGGTTACCTTCTTTGTTCGAGCAGCCATTCTGAAAGATACTGTAAATGTCCTAACCATTGGTGCAGGTTTCATCGTAAATGCCGTATTCATGGCTCTCATTCTATTCAAGTAATATGCAACCCATTACAGATCAGTTCATCATTTCAAAGAAGTTTACAACCGCAAATGAATTTTCTTTACATATTGAGCAACTAGTGACTAGCAAGCGACTATCTTACATGGAGGCAGTTATTGAATATTGTGAAGATGCAGACATTGATGTAGAATCAGTTAAGTCGCTGATCAATAAGTCTCTCAAAGAGAAGATTCAATGTGAAGCAGAAGATCTAAACTATTTCAAACGAAAATCCGGCAAACTACCTCTATGATGCAAATGGACGCCTTTCAGGCCTATCGTTACTATCTTGCACTAAAGCTACACTTTACTACTGACTCATATGATGTGATCAAACATAAAGGACGCATAAAGGCGTCACGTGATAGATTTATGAAACATGAGTTGATGTACAAAAAGTTAGCAAAACAATACTCTGATTCTGAACTAGTTAACTTTCTTGTGTCCAATTTTGTTGCAGGCAACAAGTGGGGAGGCGTATACGATGGGCAAGCACAAGACGTTTACACA